CATCAACTTAGGGTCAATCCCATGATGTACCATTCTCTCAATCAACTTCGGCAAATCGAACTTCCAACCAAACCAAGAGATGAGCATGTCAGGGTCGTTGTCTATCATATCAGATAGGAAGCATATCAGCATCTTTTCCTCAGACTCAAACAGACGAGAAGTCGGTACGTCATACCCTTGTTCCAAGAATGACTCCATCTCTGGTTGCCAAAAGTAAGTACGATATCTTCTATCATAGTTGTCATACACTACAATGCAGGTGATAGCACCATCATGCTCACCGCCTTGCATCCATTCCATGTCCCAATACCACTTACGCATCTTGTACTCAGGCATCTCATCGATGCAATCGACAGCATACCTGTAGTGGTGTGACACATCTGCTTCGTATGTATAACGAAAGTTATTTCTCAAACGATACGAGTACGATGGTCTTGGTGGACTCCAAGTTACCTTGACTAGTTCATCGCCTTCTAGACTCTTGTAGTCGCCGTCTTGGAATTTGACATCTAACTTGAAGTGTCCCCACTTGTCCTTGAACCCCATTACTTTCTCTTGACCATCTTGATATTCAAGCCTGTCACCGTGTTCAGTCCATCCATGTTTCTTCTTCACGAAGAAGTGTGGTGGGAACTCATGGAAGGAGACCTCCTTGCTCTCTCTTTCAAGAGTCTTGGGGTCTCTCCATCTAAGTCCTATTCCTTCTTTCAGTTTGTCTATTATCATTTCTTATCATCCTCATTCTCATTGGTAGCACAACGCTATAATTGCATTCACTACAGCATCTTCCCTCTTTTACAGGAGATGCGTTGTGACCATGCTTCCATCCATACTCATCCTCTTCTACCTCTATGTTACAAATTACACACTTCATGTTATCACCTCGATAGATAGGGTGCTTTGATGAGCAACCTGTTTGGCGAGTAGAACATAACAGGACTATCATCCTTTAGGAACACACTCACAAGCCCACTAGCGAAACCACTGAATGGCCCAGTGAACTCAACAGTCGAATCAACACCATCGGCATTTACCATATCAACGGTCACCTCGACTCTATCAACCTCGGTCTTCTGAGAAGATATCGTAAGTTTGTTTTGCGGTCCTGTTGGAATCCCATTGACAGATGTGAAGTCAAACTTGTATCTAGCCAAGTTAAGGACATCACATGCCTTTGCCGCATCAACAGCATCATCCTCAAGGAGAGTAACCATGCTATCGAACTGAGTCTTACCAAACTGCACTATGCCCAACTGACCCGTTGTCTGTGACCTCGACAGTGGGCCAAGGTCATAATCCAATATCCTGTTTATCATATCCATATGCGGATGTGTCAGTATCTTGGACAGTGATGCCTTCTTCGTGCTGTCAGTCATTACGATGTGGTCGTTGCATGTGAATGTCATTTCACCGTTGAACACCTTCAGATGCTTGAGTACATTAGCAATGTCAATGACACATGCTCCTTGGCTCACATCCTGCTCATCTGTAAAATGATGGTCTATCCTACAGGCAACAGACGGGCTTGCATTAGCAATCCTCAATTCACCTGTATCCTCTACAGACACCATCGCATAATCAGAAAGTATGCTGTTTTTCGATGATGTGCCATCGTAATACTTACCCTTTAGGTATACGTCTTCTAAGTAATTCTTCAATCTCTTTGCTTCTATTTCTATTTTCATAACCAACTCTCCTCGTTAGCCGCGTCACAGATTCCGTAGAAACTGCAACTCGCGCACGTTCTTGCGAAGTATTTCGTAGGGAAGATGCCTTGCTCATACGAGTGTAGCATCTGTGCGATACCCTTGATGACTGATGTGTAACTACTTTTCTTCGCCTTTTCCACATACACGTAGTTTGATGCAGGATAGAACCAACCCCAGTGTGTAATTGGTACATCACGGTCAAGACCATGAGTTTCCAATAGTTCTCTTGGGCAGTTCTCAAACAACAATTGATAGAATGCCATCTCCTTCCTCATCATCGTTTTCTTGTAGTCCTTCCAAACACCAGTCTTCAATTCCATTGGAATGTAAGACCCCTCTTCGTAGAACATACGGTCTACGATTCCTTGTAAATGAACCACATAATCCCTAGACAACGGATATTTGTCTGTCGTACCTGCGTCTATGGTAATCTCTGCATCGAACAGAATCTCATTGACGACAGGTACGAAGTTATCCGTAGTGCCTTCTTCCTTAGACTCTAGAAACCTATTGGCCTCAAAGATGGATATAGTCTCATACATCTCACTGTAGTCATCTATGGGATGTAGGCTCATGTTGTAGTTTACGAGTTCCGAGTAGGAGAGATTCTCCGCCTTCTTTATGTCGAAGACATTGAAGAAATCTTCCCTAGCATTGTGAACAATAGTTCCCTTTGCCATTGCCTCGGTCTGGTCTTGAGGTAATTTCTCGATGTAATTGAACTCGTACTTCTTAGGACACCACTGGTAAGTACCAAAAGAAGACTTCGTTATCTTCAAAACTGGGGATTCCGGGTTATCGTAGTTCTCGGGTAAGAACTGATATGTGTACTCTCTCATAGTTCCCCTTCCTTGAGGAAGGGAATACCAGACCAATCAACCTTACCGTTCTCTATAGACAGAACAGTATGTCTAGTACCAATCAGTTCGGGTCTACTAGCACTCGCCTCAATCAATGCAACATATGTGGTAGGTCCGTTCTTCTTTATCTTACGCTCCATCCGAATCGTAGATGTAAAGATGTCCTCAGTGGAGTCATGCCAGTTGGCGATTACCCCAACAGGATTGGAATCCACATACTTCTCCTTTGAGTGTGCTATCACTATTCTGTGACAGTTCATCTCTAGTATCTTCTTGTGCAAGAAGTTCTTGTAAGGAGTGTTCCTATCTCCCCACACGAAAGGCATCTGCTTGATTACAGTGTCAGCATCTAGGTTGTGCTTAACTCTCATGTATGTCTCACACACATCAGTCAGGAACTTGTCGGCTCCATCGACTATCACTGCTTTCAATTTTCCATCTTTCAGATATGACATAGCCTCTTCATAATGCATCTGTGCATTGTGCTTGGTGGCATCGATGTCTACCAATGTGTCAGGATGTCTCTCGATGGGATTGAACACAACGAGGTTCTCGATGTTGGCGTAATGATTCCTCTTTACGTCAATGAACCTGTTGTCATAATCCCACACGAAAACATGCATACCATTCGCTATATCCTCTTCCGTGAGGATGTCTGCCGCTACTCCGGACTTGGCTGATTTAGCCTCACCCCAAATACCAACACAAAGGAAGTTCTTGTTCCTATCCTCTGCTTCCTTTCTCTTAGCGAGATATGCTTCCCTTCCCAATGCAAAGGAACCTTTCTCTTTTTCAGTCGTTGTTATTGCTTCGGTTTTACTTGTACTCCATGCCATTCTCATCACCATTCTCATCATAATGTACCATACTGTTTCCACAGGTTGTTAGTATCCTGTTGAGGTCTTCGTATGAAACCTTCAATCTCACTTCTTTACCAGACATGGTATGTAGTTTAACCCAAAACTCACCTGTCTCATGGTTCTTCTTCCATGTAACAAAATCGACGTTACTCGCAGGAATAGAATAACTACCCCCATGTATCACATGGTCATCATCACGATAGTTGCTGATGTGATACGACTTGTAATATCCCTTGCTCATGAGAAAAACCAATCCGTTTCTTCTTCCTCATTGAACTCAATAGCGTCAGGGCTTCCGCCTCTTGACTTGAGAACATGAAGTCCTGTCACGTTTATCGTTACGTTCTGTAGGTTGCCTTCCATGTCTGTTGACTGTGAGGTTCTACCTACTACAACCACGTTGGAACCTATACCGAACTCAATCTCCATGTGTGGTGGTATCCAACACGTGGTTCCACTCCAACCATCGCTGTCGAAATCGAAGTCAGTGTTCAGGTCATCAAGCGTCAGAATCCTGTTACCATTCTTGGTAGGGGTCATGTTGATACTCGTAACACTACCATCAGTGAAAACGAACCTGTCATTGTATTCCTTCTGTCCGACGGTGCTGTGGAACCTCTCCAAGTCAATCAGTGGGCTGAAATTGCCTTCTGACTGTTCCATGAGGGAGTCCTGTATCGATATGTCAGACACATCCATTGCATCAGGTAGGTCACTGTTGTAGACTAGCGAAGAAGCAGTTGTGTCTGTGACACCGTGTATCCTCTCTGCCCTGCTTGAGTTGACGATGCACGTGAACTGCACGAACTCAAACGTCTTTGGATTGAAGTTGACCGAGTGTGGACCCTTGTAGTTGAAGAAGAACTTGCCTAGATTGCCAGCAACCTCTCCAATGAACACTCCTCCTCTCCTGAACTCGGACTTCGGTAGTGGCTTGCCGTAGTTTTTGTTGACATACGTGCCGTACTTCTCAGTCGCATCAAGAGGTACTAGGAACTCCCCACTGTCCAACTCAATGTGGTTCTCAGGTAGTTTGGGAAATACTCGATTCACTACCTCCCCGTCCTTTACCATAGTACCATCATACTTACCGTTATTCATGGGTGTGAAGATAGCAACCTTACCCATGTCAAACGTAGTGTCTGCATCCCTATGGTAGTCTGCTACAATCCTATCCCGCTGAATTGCCATCATGTCCCTCGCTTCGTCAAGGGATATGAAGAAACCAAATGCAGTCTTCAACAGGTCATTGTCACCTGCGGATGATGCTGGTCTCTGTTGTGCTAGTCTCGCACTGCTAAAGTATTGTCTCCATAGTCCCTTTGCTAACAGAGGCTCCTCGTTAGCATTCAGGTTATTCTGAGCGCAGATATCGTTGAACTTAGTCAACGCCTCCTCTTCGCTCATGCCGAGTAGTTCGGCGGCTTTGTTTATCTCATTCTTTATTTCATCATTCATTTTTATTCACCTTTT